GCTTCATAAACCTGTTGGGGAAGGTACCTACCTGGAGACATGCCTAGAATGACACGACCGTAAGTGTAGGGTGAAGAGCTAGCTACAACCCTACAACAAACAGTACAACGAAGGTAAGCGGCATAAAGCGCCCCAACTTGAGCAAAAAGATTACCATCAAAAAAGCTACCAGGGACGTGATAACTCTTCTGGGAGAAGGTAGAACCACTGGCCCCACTGGCGAAATGTTCTACAAGAAAGGGGCGGGCGAAGGTTTCCGAGCTGGAGAGTTCTTGAACAGGGATATGTTGCTCTACAAAAGACACGGCAGCAGAGGACTCACTATCATCTAGTACTTCAACATCTTGCATGAACGTTTCACCTGCTTCTCCAGCTTGTGTCTCATAAAAATCAGTATCGTAAAATTGATCCGCTGAGTCGATGCTGGGACAACCCAACTTGTTATAATTAGGTATGATAGCCTTAAACCGCTCGGGATCATGGTCGTAAAGTGCCGTAAACGTCTTTTCAATTTCGACGTCTGTTAATGTACAAAAGGTTTCAGGAACAAAACCACAATAACATAATTGATGATCAACTTCTGACGCTAGGTGGCGAACACCATTCAAATCGTATTCTTTAAGCAGTTCTCTCACGGAACAAAGGGCCAAAGGTAAAACCCGACGTTCGTCGCCTCGGTTTTGAAACGGTAATATTCGATTAAGCCGGTCTGGTTTCAATATAGTCCCATTGGAACAAAAGAGTCTACTGCAATAGTTATAACTACTGCAAGTGCCGTATTTAGGTTCATAAGGAACTTGAAGTTCCGGAGGACCAGTTTTCTTATCATTAGTAATAGTAAAACCACATTCTTTCATACTCGTCACAAGCATTCCCATGTCAGGTTCGGCACCACAATAGGAAACGGCCAAAATACTATCATCACCTGTGAAATTACCAGACCATTTGGCGGAGGAACCAAAAACCTTACAAATAGCTCTTGAAAAGAGAATCATGTTGGCCACATAATTGATAAGGGAGGTAATCGTACTACCACTAGGATGTCCAGGAGGTTCAAAAATTTCGTCAAGCAATTGAACACGAAATTTCTTAATTTTCTCGAACAAAACATAGCGAATTCGGTCTCCAGCATTAACAAATTCGTCATCATGATTGTAATTAATCAATGAGTTCAATTCTACACATCGGAGCACATAGCAAACTTCGTCTAGAAGAGCCTCACAAGACAAATCATAATTTTCAAAATCGCCTGTTATTATTCTAATCTTGTGCCTGGGTTTTTCAACTTCAGTCTGAATGAATCGATGCATGTCGTGTCCGTACTTGCCAAGATCAAACTGTCCAGACATAGAATGATAACCTTGAGCAATAGTTGCCAAACTCACCATAAAATACTTTTTCTGTAGAATAACGTCATGGTAAGGAACTATATTGTATATGCGAGTGTTGCCAGTTAGAACTTTATCGACCTCCCGCACTTCTTCTTTCAAAGCACCAACACAAAGACTCTCAACATCAACACATGAAGCATAGCTATTTTCAACGTGTCGAAGCAATTGTAGAAATTCAGGGGTTGGTGATTTAACAGGGACTTGCAAAGCGTCAGCATCCTCAGGTGATAACAAAAAATCTCTTTTTTGCGCACCAAAGTCCGTATAAGGATACCCAGGCGAAGAGCCACCGTCAATACTACCACAGTAGTCATTACCAGCAAACGTCCGTTCGAAGGTACGGTCATCCTCAGAAATATTAGCTCTCCAACCGAGTAGTTGTCTAGCCACATTTCTGCTATGTGTCCTAATATCATCGGGCAGATCAACCGGTAACAAGGCGTTACGGAGCTTTTGTTTGTATTTATCTGTTGGATAAACAAGAGCACCACCTTTACTGATAGGCATTAGTAATGCAGGACTACCCAACCCGGTGTAAGGCATGGGAACACGTCCCAGAGTAGTTTTACGAATCAGAGGTATCTTTTTCCTTGCTTTCTCAGTCGTCATAACGTCTCTAGAGATGGTACCAACACCGTTCTCTCTAAGTTCACGTTGTTCGAAACTGAATATATTGGAGCTAATAGTACCCCTGGTCACTACTCGGGATACCCACTGTTCCAAGGCTTCATTGCCTGCCACATGAATTCCGAATATCATACCTCCGGTAATTGTTTCACGTTCTACGGGAGATTTGCGTAGATACAATGCCCCACACATCCCTGGCCTGCTTTGTCCATCCCCAATACGTGTCAATTCACGCGGCAATATAATAGGCTCCTGCGAAGAGTGTCCAGGATAAGTGACTCTTCTTTCTGGCTGTGTTGCAACAAGATCTGTTGTAACAAGCACACCGTTGGCGTTCCTGAAAAGCCGTACGCAACTTAAGGTACTAGTGGGGGCAAGAGAAAATTTGTTACCCAAATTTTTAAAACGAGGGAGAATGAAAGGCAAGCGCAATAGGCATAGATCACCATCAAGTTCTTCTGCCTCACAATTTTCGCGGTGTACTTGGTAAGTATAACGGTGACCTTCAGCATCTACACCCACTAACGAAAAGTGTTTAAGCATTCTAACAACGTGGGCGGGAAGGAACAACATGTTCTTCTGGATCGCCAAGGCGTTGCCTATCAGATTGTCATTTTGAACAACGGCAAACAGTTGACGTTCGATAGTGTTGTACATTTGATTGGCTCTATCTGTAAGCATGGGACCAGACTGTTTGTCATAATCTTCTTTGAAATTCTTCTTGTCTGTATTTCTCCCAACCTGCGTATCAACCTCAACCATTTTACCGTCAGGACCAAGATCA